GTGTGGCTTAATTATATCAAAGATATAATAAAACCTGATCATTACACACCAGTGTAAAGTAAAGGCCAAGCTTCCCGAAGGAAACCAGTTTTTTGAACAGAAAAGGAGAAGAACCAATAATCGCGGCTTATTAGTTTAATAAACTATAGGTCAGTTCTTTGGAAAAAGAACTTACAGCGGTTAGACGTACTTCATTTTTATGTTCCGAGTCAGAATTATCTGAGTCAGTCAAAGAACAGGTTACGTAAATTGCATTTTTAATAGGTTCTAGTTCCATTATTTAAAGACCCCTAGCAATGAGAGAACATGGAATTAGAGGTTTAATCCCAATAATTCTTTTTTGAAGGATATAATCCTCTTACGATCGCAGCAGCATGTTTTGAATGCTCAGAAACCAATAATGTAGGTTTCTGTTCTTCAATAGCTGCCGGTGTTCGTGACAAGATATATATTTCTACATCATGTAAAACTTTCATTGCGTCCGGTAATGTACAATTCCGATATTTTGCGTGATTATACAAAATATCGTGTACTTTATCTACGAGGTCGGATGTGTCCTCGCTGAATCCGTTAGTAATGTTTTCCTCAAAAATGGAAACCACTTGCGACCGAAGTATACGTATTTCGGGATGGTCATCAGTAAAATCATATCCAGCAGCGATTCAGTTCTTATATCAAAGATTAACTGCACTTAATTCGAGAGAATTAAATGTTTTAATCTTCGCCAGTGCTACTTGTAAGAATTCATCTACCATAAATGGTATAAATTCTTCGGTTCACTCTGAGCGTACCTCTTGACGAGGTAAGACAAGACTAAATTTGCTGTCTAAACTAGTATTATCTAGTTTAAACCCTTGAACAATTTGGCTTACTATAGAAAGGCTTGGAGTCGTTAATTCTTTAACCTCGTCCAAATCGAACTCCTCTTTAAATTGAGGATCTACGATACTTTCTACTAGGCTTTTATGCTCTAACTTATTATTTTTAATAAGTAGACTTAAAAGCGCCAATGGTTCAAACTTAATCGCCGCTCATTGTTTACTTGGATCCTTAGCTAATATATAATTGATCGTCGAAAGACTATCTAATCTATAGGAATTCAGAAATTGTCAAGCAATGCTTACTCTTCCTGCTATTCCGTGTGCTGTGAAGAACATTTTTACCGGAACCGCGGAAACGTTGGTTCCTTTAAAATAAGTTCTTTTTGCAAACTCAAATACATCACGATTAGGCGCTAAAATGGATTTGGATAAGTTAATTTCCACTCCTAATAGAGCCATAATACGTAGGTATTCTTCAGATACGATAGAATCAAAGATCACTATATCATCGCCAAGCACCTCATACTTATCATACCAACCTTTAGTTAATATTCCAGTTTCTTTATCAGAGATAAAGTTTTGACCGGTATTATTAGCAGCAAGTTGCATAATAAAATGATGCGTGATAGCTAAACCAGCTCAAGATGATAATGCTCCCATCGGTTGCCCTGTCGAATATCGTACTCCATTTATTAAACCTGGTTCTTCCTTTAAGAAAGGTTGAATTTGTTTAATACTGAAAGTATACGTTCGATCAACTAATAGATTTGTTCATGCCTGCCCTAGGGCCGGAAGACCAAATATATTAGACAAGATTGCTCCCGTTAAATTTACGGGTAAGCGATCTGTCGCAGCCGATAGGTCAAAAGAGAAAGCACAATCATATAATTTAGATTTTTCAACACATCTTCTGGCCGATAGTTCTTGATCAAAAGTACCATCATTAGGTATTTTCGACAAGATTTCAAATAAAGCCTTATGTAAAGGCAATAGCACAGTTTGTGTTATTGAATCTACTAAAGCAAATACCCTTATTTTACCTGCCGCCTCTTTCTTTAATGAAAGCTGCGCTAATCCAGAACTTAAAGCGGTTAAATTACCTTTTAATGGTAACGCCCCACCAAGATTCAGATTATAGGCTAAATATTCCAGGTGTTCAAAGTTTTTGAACCATGGTTTGGTATTTCATTTGGAACCTATGGACTTAAGATATTCTTGAAGTCTATTATATATAATTGGACCCTCTTTTGCACTGAAACCGTTCACTTCCCTTCCCAACAACAGTTCTATGTCGGTTAAAACACCTTTATAGCTTACTTTATTGGAAGGAGAGGATGATCCGGAAAAGTGTATTCATCGCGGTGCAATGTTTAACTTAGCAGCTCATGGTATTATAATGTCTCCAAAGAATACATTTGATTTACCTGATTCCAAATCGGCGATTAATGATTTTAAATAATCTTCATCACCTTTATAGGGATCTGTTATAGTTTTTATTTTAATTACTCCTTTACAATCTATAATTCTATAGAAGTTTAGAAGTGTTAATCAAAATCTTATAACGCTTGTATTACCTTCTCTTATATACAATCTATCTGTTTTATTTATAAAAGCAGGCAGACCATTTATAAGTCGGGGTAAGGGTAAATTAGGTTCTATTCTTCGGAGGGATAATAACTTTTCACCACCAAGATATTTTTGAAGACAAACAGCAGAAGCCTTTAACCACTTTACAGTGAGTTCAGGGCCATGATGTTTGCTAGTAGACCGTATTAAAGTGACGAAATTTATAGCAATCCTTGCTCTACCGACCAAACGACTTGTTCTATTCATACTAAAACGTAAAAGTTTTGGAAAGAATGGTAAACAAGCCTCTCAAAATCTTGAGACGGGGAACATAACTTGAGGTACTCTAACATGTTTTAAGAAAGAATTTAAAATTAATTTTAAGTTTTTATTAATCATGGTAGGTGGTATTAAGTTGTGTGGTTATTCCAGGTTTGGGACCTAGTTCCATAACCGGTTTGACCGGGAAGTAATGAATATATTTATATATATGCCATTTAATCCCACGGTGATCTTGCAGATTTCAGGACCATCTAATTAATATTTCAATATTATTTAGGTATACTCTAATCCCGCGAGGGTGTCTTTAGCTCTCATCTTATCTCCAATCCCTACGTCATTTCTAATCGTAGGTATTTGGGAGCAGTCACAGCATGAACATATTAGATATAATTGATGGATTTATATAGTCCGTTAATTCGATCAATATTAACTTGGTGATCCAACAAAACTCATATGAGCAAGACGGGAACGTCTTAAAACATTTTGAGTTACTTGTGGTCTAACGTGTCCATTTACACGGATGCTAAGAAAGGTTCGATTCCTTT